TTAGGTACATCCCAAGAGTTTTGAAATTTATAAATCTCGTCTAGACTATCTGGAAACCCAAGACCCCTCATCCAGTTTTGGATTTGCATATAGTTCTCAAGATTTTGATCGATCAAAAATCTGATTCTTAAATCATTAAAATCTAAGATATCACCAACTCTAGGTATCATCTTTAGATAACTGGGTTGATTTGGAGAACCGAGTGTAAATCCAGGAACATTAATTGCGTTACCAAAAAACCCAACTTTATCAGCTTTTGCTACTGAGAATCTAAATCCAGTGGCTTGTAAGAAGTTTCTATCGGTAACTTGTCCTGCGAATGAGTTTGTCATTATTCGTTAATTACGACTCCAGAATATCTGTGATGTTCTTCATTAGCATCTCCTTCATTATTAAATTGCTTCCTTTCAGTGAACATTTCTGTCCACTGATCATTCCCTTTATAATAAACTTCTTTGTTACAAACGAGTTTCTTAATATGAGATGCCATGGGTTTAAGGCAGTGATGTATTATTTATCAGAGACCCGCATCGGTTAATCGTTGCTCAAGGGTTTCGATCTTTGCCATTGCTTCTTGCAATGCCTTAATTGCCATCCACATCATTTTTTGCTCTTTAACACCCTTCCTTGTAGTCGTCGAATTTGTGTCAAAAGTTGATAGGACTTGGGGGCTAACTGTTTCAATTTGCTGAGCAATGACGCCATAACACTTATCTTCAGAATTGTCTTGGTCATTAAAATGGAATTGCCTCAATGTCCACTGCTTAAGTTCGCTCCAAGTGCTATCCATGTCAACAATGTTTTTCTTCTCGCGTTCGTCAGAAAGATTAACATTACTGCCAGAGAAATTACGAATACCTCCGTCTAGTGAAACATAGTATCTGTAACCATTTCTCGTTGCATTTGTGTTATAAATATGATTAACATTGAGATTATCTGATCTGTTAGTAACTACATCTACAGTTGCTGCAGAGCCTCCTATTATTTTTACGCCAGGAACACTGGAATTGGATGCACTTGTGGTGCCAATTAATACCCTGCCCGAGCTGTCGATACGCATCCGCTCAGTGTCACTTGTCCCGGTATGAAACTGAAGTGCATCACTAGAAGTTGAACATGTAATAGAGGCACGTTTGCTATTACCAGCGTCTTCCCAACCAATTTTTCCAATATCACCTGCGTCTTGACCAAGCGTAATTCCAAACTGTGGAGTAGAATGATTTATACCAAGATTGCCACCAGATGTAATCCTCATCCGCTCGGCGTCATTCGTGAAAAATGACATTGAATCGTCATTATGGTCATACATCAATCGACCTACGTTAAAGTCTGAGTCTCCAAAAAATAGTTGTGATGTACCTGTATCACTTGGTGCTTCTATTGTTAAAAATGTACCGTTACCTGTGGGTGATTTGATTACTAAACGTTCACGGTCGTCACTAAATCCTGCAACTCCAATTACAACTCTACCCGAGCTGTCGATTTGCATGCGCTCGGCAGATGCCGTATAGTCGAAAACCTTAAGCGCGCTTGCTCCGTTTTGGATACCGTAAATCTTAGAAGTATTAGTATCATTAAGAACTACACCAATGTTGCTAGTTGCACTAGTTCCTTGGATATTTAATAAGTTTGAATCCGTGACAGTAGTTCCACCAACTGTCATATTACCACCAGTTACCTGGAGACCACTCTGTGCAGTAATAATACCAACGGAATCAATATTACTTACATCTTCATAAGTGAGTGTACCTGCAATGGACACCTTGTCATTAGACCCACCAATAGTAATCAGATTACCACTACGGGGATTGATATTATTAGTGAGAATATTTGACATCGATCAAATTACTTTTTTACTATTTATCAATCAGTTTCCATCTATAACTACCAGCTGTCTTCCTTTTACCACTACATGCCATACTTATCATACTGACAGACACACCCGCAAAATTTGCAGCATCCTGCAAACTATCAAATACTTCTTCGGTATCAAGGTTTATTACTGATTTGGCCACAGCTTTTGATAGGATTTTTTTCTTCTCTTCCGAACAGGGGATACCATAACTACCACCGTCTCCACCAAGGGTTGCGTTATACTCTGGTTTAATTTTATCAATCCAATATACCTCCCTAGTACCCTGGTCTTCTTTACTACACTCCTCTAATATACTCCACTCAAACATATCTCTACCATACTTGATAAGTGCATTAGGGAAAGGGTGGTTATATCCTTTATTATTTGCATACCACCAGTGTGTGCTTTCTCTCTGTCTCAAACGTTTATAAGTGGTGCGACCAATATAGGATTTACCATTCTTTTTATTAACGGCCTGGTAAATATATGCCATGATTATTTTTAGCTTCTTAACTTATTTATAAGAGTATGCATAAAAAAAAGACCCCCCGAAGGAGGTCTTGATAATCAATGAGGCTAGAGCCTACATCAAATTTTTGACAGCAACTCTTCTGTAGTAACGGTTGGAGTTGATGCGGAGTCTGCCAAGACCCTGAGTTGTACCTTCGGCAAAGGGGTTCGCTACGAGTCCGTAACGAGTCTTGAAGCCGATTTTGGGTTGGAAGGTGTTCTCTCCAACTGCACGAACCATCTGAAGAGGAACGTATGGGCAGTAGAACAATCCAGCGTCATAAGGTGAAGAACCCTTATAACCAACGACGTAGTACTGATTACCACCAGCCGCGTTAGCAGAGGTCAGGTTAGCAGAATATGGGTCGATGTATACACGGAACTTACCGTTGATCGTACCAGCGAATGTGTTACCCGTGTCATCGACATTCAGGTTTGCATTCAGTGCTGGGGTGTAATCAAGGATACCAGCCATGGTCAGTGCGGAAGCAACGTCTGCGGAACACAGAACCATGTTGCCCTTTCCTCTACGAGTTCTTTGAGCAATCGCGTTAGCGTCTCTCTCGATTTGGAACAGAAGTCCTTTGAACTTCTCAACGGACCAACGACCATTGGAGTCAACGTCCAGGTCGAAGATACCAGCAGTTGCGGTGTTAGAAACAGCGCCTTGCTCAGCAACTTTGTAGATGGTACGGATAACTTCTCTGTTGATTTCCGCAAGGATTTCAGTAGAGAGGATGTTAGCCAGTTCGGCTTCAGCGTTAAGACCGTGAATAGCCTTAAGGTCTTGTGCCAGTTCCAAGCTGTACTCTGCTTTCAGAGCTCTAGACTTGGCGGTTACGGTGACTTTCTCGATCGAGAAGGCCATCTGATTGAACTGATCGCCAGTACCTGCTCCCAGGTTCTCAGCGTCACCAGTCTGCATTCCTTCACCAACGTTATATGGTGAGGGGTTCGTGGTTGCGGTACCAACGGGGTTCAGAACTGAAGGGTTAGGACCATTCTGTGAGGTAGTACCAAGACCAACAGGGCCATCGGCGAAACCACCTTCAAGATTGAATCCATCATCCTGACCAGCGAATGCTGTATTAGCTTCGTTGAACAGTGCTTCGTCGCCAGACTGATTCTCATAACGTGAACGCATCGCGAAGATGAGTCCAGTAGGTCCGTTCATTGGTTGAACGCCAGCCAGGTCATATGCGACCAGGTTAGGCATTGCACGTCTGATCAAGGAGATCAGTACGGGGTCGAAACCAGCAACAGGGCCGGATGCGGGGGCAGAACCACTGAAACCAGCAGGGTTACTACCTGCAGAGTTAGTGGGGGATTCCATCAGGTTGATACCCTGACTGAATGCTGCTTCCTCACGGAGGAATTTTTCTTGGTTCTCGAGCAGGACTGCGGTTACGCTTCTACGGTGTGAATCCTTGATTGGATCAAGGCCTTCATAGTCGAGAAGTGGACTCCACTTTTCCTGCAGATGTTCAGATTGAAACATTTGCTTTACCTAATAGTTTGTTTTGTTTGAATGAATGTTAAATTCAGCTTTTGAACGCACCCAGTGTTCTGAGATATGCATCCATGGATCCTGCAACAGGAGCAGGGGTACTATCCACACCCTCGGAAAGGGTTTGGGGAGCGTCAGATTTTGTAGTTGGAGTTCTGGAGAAGTATGACTCCTTCAGGGTTTCCAGCTTTTCACGATATTCTTCTTCACTTTCAAACTCAATACTTTCAGCGAGTGAAGCGAGCTTCTCTTTCTGTGTAGCGGCAAGGCCTTCAGAAACGTTATCAAGAATATTGTCAGAAACTGACTCGGCAAGACGCTTGTTCAAGCCGATATTCTTATCAATTTGCTCGTTGAGTTTTGTCTCCATATCATCAAGTTTGTCTACCATGCTCTCAAGAACATCATATTTTTCTTCAGGGATAGTTACATAATGCTCTTCAAATAGACCCTTCATTCCAGAGAGGAAGGATTCTGTCATTTCGGTCTTGAGACCATGTTCGATTGCCAACTCATTCTCAGTCATCCACTCTTGGCAGATATACTCAAGATACGAGTCAACTCTTTCAGTAAGAGATTCCTTAAGGGTTTCTCTTTCTTCGTCCAGTCTGGCTTCAAACTGAACTTCCAGGGTTTCCTGGATTTCTTTGATTTTAGAGGTTAATGCGGCTTCAAAGATGACCTTAGCCTTTTCTTTGAATTCTTCGGAGAGCTCTTCGCCACCGAGAAGTGCGTTTACATCTTCTTCAATGTCGATGCCTTCGTCTTCAGAAACAATCTCTTCTTCTTCAAGAACTTCTTCTTCTGCAGATTCGATTTCTTCTTTAGCCATTGATTTCATTGCATCAGCCTTAGCAGCTTTTGAATTTACTACATCGTTAACTGTTTTGATCTTAGGCTCATTGAGCTTTGCAGAATCATCGTCAGCTCTGTAGTTTTCTGGTGTTGGACCGCCAAGATCCTCGTAAGAAGGTGAAAGACCTTCGCCGGGATTTGATAGCTTCTGCATTGGTTCAGCAGATTGAGCGTTGGCGTTCACAGCAGTTTTAGATTGCTCCATTTCTTGTAAATCTCCACGAGACATTTGAGGGTACTCCGATTAACCTTTTTTAATCTATATTTATTTATAATTTGTTTATTTCAATACCTTTTAAAGATTATTCAAAAAGTTGTTGAAAAGGTCGAGCTTTTGCTCGTCAAGTTGCTTAGTAGTTACAAGTGTGTTAATATGCTTGTAAGTTTTGGCGGCTTGTTGTTCTCTAAGAATACCACCATCCCAGATCCACTCTTTACCTTCCATGATACCTTCAACGAAAGCATCAGGTGCAGAAGGGTCTGCAACAATATCAGCAGCAGTGGCCAACATAAAGTCAGAACCAACAACGTTGATACCATCTCTAGTTTTGGTCAGTGATCCAATGCCTCTAGAAGAAACTCCCAGTTTGACACCTTCACCAATAAGTGATTGTGCAATCTGACCCATTGGGGTTGAGAGGATTTTTGCCTTACCAATGAAGTTTGTTCCACTTTCTTTGAGTGAAACAATTTTGTGACTGACACGATCCAAGTTGACTGTTGGACCATCAGGATGACCCAATTCACCAAGGGCCCTACCACACTCAATATGGTTTTCTGAGTATCGTTGGACTTCCTTTCTCAGGCCCTCCATTTGATACATTCTTCCATTACGATTGCAGATGTCTCCTTGAAGGAAGATACCTTCAATGAACATACTTTTTTTACCGTTCTTTTCTTCAACGATAAAATCA